TTTAATGTTTGTTCCTGTTTTGCGCTGGTGTCAAAAACACGAAATAAGATTTGTGGATTATGAACCGTCTTTCGTGCCTCAATGCCCCAAATGCAGGGAAGAATTTTTCAATAAACTTTCTCCGAAAGATAACCTTACTAACCCCACAGCTTGAATAGGAGGGAAGGGATGAAAGAAAATGAATTTATTAGTAAAGTATTTACTCCTGATAATAGAATAGAGTATGTGCCAAATGAAATAGCATTGGTTAGATATTCTTTGCGATATACAAAATTACTATCTTACAAGGAAATTTTTGGCAGAAGAAAGCGAGTCTTAAAATGAGCATTAGGGATTTTGAAGATTTTTTAAAAGAAAAACACGGAGAACAGTATGTCGGCACTGGCGATATGATGCCAGAGGATTATGAGAAATGGCTCTCTGAACAGGATATTGATGCGTGGATAATTTGGGGCGATATGTATAAATCCGCCATCAAGTCAGAGTTGAAGGAGAAGATAGATACTTGCGAAGTATTTACTACGGATAGAACATTGACGAAGGGAATAGAATTTATATCTAAATCCCAAATCCTAAAAATTATTGATGAGGCGTAGATGGACTTATTTGACTATATACTTGTGTTTCTTGGTATTTTAGGAGCAGTTTCAACCATTATATTTTTATGCACACGATTAGCATATGTTATAAAGTAAAGGAGGAAGAATGAAATTTTTTTTAATCTACTGGAGTTTTTTACCCGAATGGATAAATATTATTATCAACTGGTTCTGGTATATTTCTCTTGTAGGAATGGGAACAATGGGATTAACTTTTATTTACTATTGGTTTAGAAAGTGAGAAAGGAGAGTAGATGAGCCAATTTTGGAAAGGCTTTGTATATGGCGTATTAACTATAATCGCAATCAGCTGGATATATGAGTGGGTAATGGTGAATCCATGAGAATACTGGAAACAGTATTTCTCTAAGGAGGTTCTAACTGCTGATGAATAATCAACAAAAAGCATTAAAACCGATTAAAAACAATGGGTATTTTGAGGTAAAAACGCCATGAAAATCACTAAAGTTACGAAGTCTTATTTTGAAACCGAAGGCGAAAGAGTCTACTTTTTCGAGCCTTTGGATGAAGAAATGACCATCACCGAGTTGCAGGAATTGATGGATGAGAATGAGAAGTTTTTGCTCAATGAGATTCAGAAAATGAAGAAAGAGGTAATCACGGAGCCCTCCGTGATTGACAAGGAGAAGAAATGAAAAACAATATAATGGAATCAGTGAATGGTAACAAGAAAAGCAAAATAGTAGAAATAAATAGAAACAAGATAATTGCAAAAAGGACTTTTTTGTTTACTACACCTATGGGTAACAATAGTGTAGGTAATGAAATATTATATGATAATCTTTTTGCAGCAATTACAGGAGAAGAAGAATGGTTAAAAGAATAAAAAATAAAGAAAAAAGTTATGTAGATAGGGTAGAAATAGTTGTGGACAAAATTTTAGAGGGTGGTTATACCGAAGATGAATTAGAAGAAATTATATCGGTATGCGAAAGTGAGCTTAGTATATTGCAAGAGAGGTCAAAATGAAAAAGTTTATTCCAGCAGAACAAATATTTCAGAAAAAATTGTGGTCAATGGTGTGTGCTGAACCAGATATTAAAGGAAGAATAAGATTGCAAAAAACAAGGTTTCTTGTTAGAAAAAATGTTTTTGATTTTACGGTGACTATCGAGAGGGGAGATAAATTAAATGTCTAAAATAAAATCTATCACTTTGGACTTTCCAAATGACACAGAAGGGAATTGCATATATTATTGTGTAGGACAGATTAACAAGAACACAGGTTTAACGGTAACTAAAATAATGGAAAATGGTTATTGTTGTGGAGATGGTGCTACACATATGTTTTATAGTATATTTTCAGATAATAAACTTATTGCCGATATGCATCAATATGGACATATTGTTTATGAAGAAGAATAAATACGCAAGGTGTTATGGTTGTTATGCTTATGAATCCCTTGAATCTCCAGGTTTGTCTTGTATAGCTGGGGAAAAACAAAATATCATACAAAATAATACATCCATGACAGCATTCGCAACAAGGCATTTCTGTAGAGTAAAAAATATTAAAGATTTAGTTAAACGCCAAGAAGAATTTTTAGGGCGTGGATTGAGGACAAGAAAATGAAACTTAAAATTCAACCGACAGTTGTAAATGGAAAATGGTGTATGACATGGATTGAGAATGACACTATTGCTTCAAGAGACATGAACATATTGGAGTGGCTAAGATATTTTCCAAGAATAATATTACAAGAATGGGTAACAGGATATAAATTCCCTAAAATATAACATGATACTAAAATCAACAGAAGCAAGTAAGTATATCGGCGTAAGCATAAACACAATCAAGACACTTGCCAATAACGGGAAGATTAAATCTTTCAAGACCACTGGCGGGCATAGACGTTTTATGCAAGAGGACTTAGACCACTTCACTGGAAAGGTTACAGAGAAGCACGATAAAGTCACTGTTGTCTATGCCAGATGTTCTACCGCAAAGCAGAAAGAAAACCTTGAACGCCAGAAAGACAGGCTGATGAAACACGCTGAATCACAGGGTTATAAATACATTGTGATTGATGAGATAGCCAGCGGAATAAACGAGAAACGCAAAGGCTTGCACAAGTTATTGAACATGGCTTTTCAAGGAAAAATTGAGCGTGTCCTGATTGAATACAAAGACCGAATTGCTCGCTTTGGTTATGAATACCTCTGGTCAATCTTCCGCAATCTTGGGATTACGGTTGAAATCATGGAGAACAGGGAAAAGAAATACGAAGAAGAACTGGCAGAGGACATCATGAAGATATTGACCTGTTATTCAGCCAGATATTACGGGGCAAGAGGCGGTAGAAAGAAGAAAATAGCAGTTGTCGAATCTAACGAGATTAAATAAGGAGGTGATGCTCAATGCCCCAGTCAATTAGGATACTAATTGTGCGTCTTGGGGCGATATAGGGGACATGATCGGTATTACTCCCCTATGTCGTTATCTCAAACAACAAGGCAACGAAGTCTATTGTCTTACCAAGAATACCGGAGAGGAAATCCTACGGTATAATCCGAATGTGGATAAACTGATACTTTACAATGATGAACTAAAAAAGATGTTCTCTGGATTAGACGAAGTTCCAAATAGAAAGTTAGGAGATTTCTTTAAGGCTACCGCGCAGGCTTATGAATGCGAAAGGATAATCAATCTCTGCGAGAGTTGGGAGGTTAAACTGGCCCGGTGTCCGCATGAGCCGGATTTCAAGTATCCGCTTACGATTGCGCGAGAGCAGTGCGACATAAATTACTATGAGCAGATATTCAGGTTGGCGGAAGAACCCGCAAAGGGAATTATGAGTTATTCTGCTTTTGATAGTTCTTTTTTTACTCCCGAAATGTTCTTCAGCCCGGAAGAAACAATCAAGATGGGCAACGACTTTATAGACTTCCGCAAGCTCGGCAAGTTTGTAATCCTCTGGGGGCTATCCGGCAGCGCGGCTAACAAGACCTACCCTTATGTGCCGGAAGTTATATTTCCTATCCTCAAGAAATATCCGAAAGTGTGTTTTCTTACCGTAGGGGATGAGGTATGCCGAGTGCTTGAATTTGAACTTAATCCTGATTTCTATAAAGACAAGAATGTCAATAAACAAAAGTTATGCGAAAGGATTATAAGGAAATCGGCTCAATGGTCTATTCGTGAGAGTTGTCTGGCTACTAAATATGCTAATCTTGTGATTGCTCCGGACACAGGGATATTGCACGCTTCGGGGATGTTTAACACTCCCAAAATAGGGTTATTAAACCATACCACCATAAAAAATATTACAAAACATTTCAAGAATGACTTTTCTCTCCACGCTTCCGAAGGTCAGCATCCTTTCTTTGGGCCGGTAAGTTGTTCTCCTTGCTTTAAAATCCACTACTCCAAAAAGATAACCTGTAACATGGATGATGTAAAAGGAACGCAAGCGCCGATCTGCATGACTCATGGAATACCTGCTGATAAAGTAATAAAACGCATTGAGGAGGTAGTCAATGGAGCACCGTTTTTTCAAACCCAGGACGCTTGAGGATGCAAAAGGCTGGATACTTTCCTCCCACGAAAACGCATCTACAGAGGAAAGATGGGAAACAGAAACCCCTATTTTTTCTCAACACATCCTCAAATATGCTAAAGATAACTTCCGGATACTTGATTATGGCTGCGGGATAGGAAGATTAGCCAAAGAAATATTATTACAGAACGCCACTGTAAGCGTTGTCGGCCTTGATGATTCCAGTGTAATGCTTATGCAGGCCCCTTATTATGTAATGAACAAGAGATTTTCTACTGTCAGGCCTAAAGACCTGGAGGGGATGTTTGATGTTATTTATAATATCTATGTGATGCAACATATCCCCGCCATAGAGATAAGGGATTCCCTGCGCCGGATGTATTCGCATTTGAAAGACGAAGGGGTATTGATATATTGCTCAAGTAATTTCCGCCATGCTATCCGGTTTGATGACAAGATAGAATTCTTTGATGATTCATTCCTGGGGGTAAACTTATACGAGGAATTAACTAATTTTTTTGATGTCATAGAACCCTTATTCAGCAGGGAAGTATTAGATTCTAACCCCTTGCTCAAAAATATAATTGAAGGTTCGGAGATTAGGGAAGATAAGACATTCCTGATACCGCACTATGCGTTAGTTTGCAGAAAGAAAAAGGGAATATGCTAAAATTAAATTTAGGTTGCGGTGATGATTACAAAGAAGGGTTTGTTAATGTAGATAAAGACCCTGCCATAAAAACCGACCTCGTCCATGATGTTTCAGAGAGGATGCCCTTTAAAGATAATAGCGTGGATGAAATCCAATGCTTCAATATCCTCGAACATCTGTCTAATTTTGTGGAGGTTATGTTTGATTTATATAGGGTGCTAAAAGAAGGTGGGATATTGATAATTTCAGTTCCGGAGTTCCCCTGCCGTGCCTGTGTCGGTGATCCTACCCACCAGAAGTTATTTATTATGGAAACTTTCTTTATGTTTTGCCATCCCGAAGTATTTAAGGCGAGTAATTTTATAGGCGCGGGAATGTTTGATGTAGAGGATGCGCGCAGGATATTTTGGGATTACGAGGATGGGAGAAAGCCAGGTTCTTACTATACTGAAATCAGGATAACCTTAAAAAAGGTTTCCCCGGATTACTGGAAAACAGAAAGAGAGAAAAGGTTGATATTTAAAGAAGGGATATTAAAAAGATAATTTACTATGGATAACCGTTGCCCTTTATGTCGGCGCGAAGTCTATCAGTCAATAAAGACCAAAAGCAAGGTTGAGGATACTGACGATTTTAATATTTCAACCTGGCTTATGTGCCAATGTGGATGTATCTTCAATCAAGAAGAACATGACCCTAAAGAAGTATTTACTAAAGATTACCTCAAAAACTATGCGGAACTCAAGGATATAAAAGAAAACCTGGATTATTATATTTATACTTATTTGCCTTTTATCGAAGAGATAACCTATGGCCGTAAGTTTTTGGATGTCGGATACTGTTTTGATTTGAATATCCTTGAGATGCGCGGGCGCGGCTGGCTTGCTACTGGAATAGACTTGATAGAGAATAAGGATTACCATACCGGCGACTTCTTGACCTTCGACTTCGGCAAGGAACGCTTTGACTTTATTAAGATGACCGATTTCCTGCAATGCGTCAAAGACCCGCTTGCCGCACTCCGTAAGGCTTACGGTCTGCTTTATCCTGCCGGCGTATTGATGATCGTTACCCCTGATACCGATTTAATCAAAAATGATTATTTTCCGAATTGGGGACATTGGAATACAAAAGGGAATAGGCAGTATGTAAATGAGCAGATACTCCGCGATATGCTGGCAAAGTGCGATGATAACCTCTCTGGAAAATTTACGGTAAAGTTAGTGCATCGGGATTTAAGCAAGAGGTTTGTTTCGTGGAATACAATCCACTTGATAGCGCAAAAAGAAAAGCGGGAGATTGCTATTGCCTGAAGATAAACTCCAGAAGCGTTATGAGATTTTAGATAAACTCATAGAGTTATTATCTCATGGTGAGGCTAAAATCAAGTGGGCTGATAAAACAATAACCGTAGTTGAGGATATAGAAACACCTGAAAATTGCAAGATAACTAAATAGTTGACTTGATGAGGTGCTGAAAGGCACTGACAAAGAGAGGCGATTTTTACACCGATAGGTGTAGAGGTCGCCTTTTTTGTTTATTATGTCTAAAAAACTAAACAATGAGTATTACCTTCAAAATTGGATAGAATTTGTGCAGATTTTAAGATATTTTCGTGCGCGCAGGCTAACTATTTTGGAGTGTAAGTTGATCCTTTGGCATTATTACAACAAGTTGACTTATCGTCGGATAGCATATCTTGAAGGCAGGCGTTGGTCGAGGCAGTATTGTGAGCAAGTTATTAAGAAAGGATTGACGAAAATAAAATATTACCTTACTTTCAAGAAATTATAAGTAAACTTTAATTAGGGGGCGCAAGGAGCACAAGCCAGATAAACGCTATTAAGCAAAAAGACTTCTTCTGCGCCCTACTTTTTAAAAAATATGAATATAAGACAACAACTTTATAAGAAAAATCGGATAAACGGAATGAATATGTATAATGCGGCTCGTTCAGCCGGATATTCGCATAATACTGCCACAAAAGCAGGGTCGCGCTTAGAAACTAAAATGACTTCTTTATGCGACTGGATGGAAAGACAAGGGTTAACTGATAAAAAGTTAGCTCTTTTTTTATTAGAAGCACTTGAAGCGAATAAAGTTGTGGGTTATTTGCATCAATATAAAAAGGGCGAAAAAGGGAGAATTGAGAAAATTGGCACAGATGAAGTTATAAGCAATGAATTTTTAGAAGTGCCTGATATGACTAATCGGTTAAAAGCAGCAGAGTTGATTATGAAAGCAAAAGGACAATTAAAAGAAAAAGTCGAACACTCTGGTAAAGTTGAAGGCGAATTGGTAAAAGTCTATATCCAAAACAATGCCGCAAGTATTCAAGATAGAAAGAAACGGGAAAGTGGAGAAGTCTTTGACGCTTCTGCCAAAGCAAGAATTGACTTTGGCAAGCAAGACTAAAAAACTTCTCTTATCGGGAGCATTTAGGTCAAGCAAAACAATCGCTGCTCTTTTGAAAATCATCTGCCAGCATCTTACTATCCCAAATAATCGCGGGTTAATCGGACGGCTTACCTATCCGGAATTACGCGATACCGTGCAAAAGGACTTTTTCAACCTTATGCCAAAAGAATGGATTGCTAACTGGAATGAAGGGCATGGGGAATTGAAACTTAAAAACGGCACAGAAGTTTTATTCCGCCATCTTGATACCGTATCACAGATGGAAATGCGCGGGATGGAGTTAGGCTTTGCATTGATAGATCAAGTCGAGGAGATAGACGAAAAGACTTATGAAACTTTACTCTCCCGGCTTAATTTACAGACTACACCTTTCCGGCAGATAGTTATGACTTGTAACCCGGCGCTCTTTTGGGGCTTTAAGCAATTTAAGCAAAACAAAGACCCTGATTGCGAATTGATAGAGTTCTCGATGCTTGATAATAAAGACAACCTGCCGGAAGATTACCTTTCCGATATGCTGAAGCGTCCGGAGAGTTGGAAGAAACAATTTGTTTACGGTGTTTGGGATGAGAGTTTGATTTCTGATAGGGCGGTAATCCCGGTTGAATATATCCAGCAGCAGAAAAGATTTATCGCTAAACCGAAACGGCTCTTTGACGATGTGCAGATGTTTGATGATGTAAACTCGACGCATACCTATCAGGCCGGGGTAGATATTTCGGAAGGCATAGGTTTAGATTATTCGACTCTGACTGTATTTGATTGCAACACCGGGGATCAGGTTGCCTTCTGGCGCGGGCAGATACAACCGGACTTATTGGCGGGCAAGGTTGTTCCAGTCTTAAATTATTTTAACCAGGCGTTAGTGATACCGGAGATAAACGGCATGGGCCTGGCGTTCCTGACACGCTTAAAAGATAAATACGAGAATATCTACCATCGCACTGACTTTGACAAGGAAAGCGAAACCGAAAAGGAAATGCTCGGCTGGAAAACATCTTACTCGACTAAACCTTTGCTTGTTGATAACTTCCTGAAGATGTTGCGTGAGGGAAGAATTAAAATCAGGGCAGAGGAGATTATTAACGAGATGCCGACATTCGTTTACTCCGATGATACCAGGCGCAAGGGCATGGGGGCGCAGGAAGGTTTTTATGATGACAGCGTTATTTCCTGCATGTTAGCATTATGGAAGATGGCATTAGGGGAAACGATTTTGTCTGCGCCGATTAACTTCGATAACCAATTTGGCGGCGGGCGCGGAGGATTTTAGTGGAAGGCCAGATTAAGCATTTTTACTGTTGCACTAACGACTTATGTGCATTCAGGAATGAATGGGCGTCAAATAATCGATGCTTTGCTACTTATCCGGTGCGTTCATCCTGCCCTAATGTGATGCGCAAGGACGGGAAAAGCTGGAAGCAAGGTTCAGAAGAGAAAGATGAACATTATAAAATCGGAGTGTAGTTATGACCGAAGATGTATTGATTAAACATTTGGGCGAGTGCCGGGCATCGGGTATAGCATATCGCGATAAGTTTAAACTGGTATGGGAAGAGTGCGAACAGCAGATACGTTGCGTCTCTCCCGCATCCTGGGATAAGAAAGAGGAATGGCAGACCAAGATTTATATTCCTCTGCAAGCCAAGAAGGTCGAGATTGCCAAATCATATCTAAAGAAGATGGTATTCGGCAAGAAGCGCAACCATGATATTACCGGAGTTGAGAAAACCGACCAGGACAATGCTTATGCCCTTACTAATTTAATCGATGTGCTTCTGCAATCGGGCGGTTTCGATAGCCAGGTTGATTTTGTCATACAAGAGGCAATAGATATTGGCACAGGATTTACCAAGATGATTATGAAAGAGGATGGCACAGGGATAGATTTCATCTGGCGTTCCGTTTACAATGTCATCTTTGACCCTGACTGCGGGCATGATATCGAGAAGGCACGGTTTGCCATAGACCTTTACCGCAGGGATATATCGTATGTAATCCAACAGGCGAAGAAATCCAAGTTCGGCTATAACAAGGAAGTGGTGCAGAAGTTCCTCGATGATGCGGTGCAGGAAACAGTAGCCCAAGAGTCAACCGCCAATCCTAATTCTTCACAAAGCAACAAAGAACTGACGATGATAGTCAAGTCGATAGACGGCACGCAGGATTTGACTATTCCTTCCAAATATCAGGTGGTAGATGTTGATGAATATTATGTGGAGATACCTAACGATAAAGGCGTCTATGAGAAACACCGGATAGTAATGCTTAACGGAAAATATAAGTTAGTCGATTACGAGAATATATTTGGATTTATCCCCTTCCAATGGTGCAGGGTCAAGCCGAGGAAATACGATTCATACGGCAGGGGCTATATCGAGAATACGCGCGGGTTGCAGGAGCTGATGAACTCCTGTATTAACTTAGGATTTGACAGCTTAAAGATATCCTCGATGGATATTATCGTCATAGACGATAACAAAGTAAAAGACTCGACTACCATAAAATATAAGCCGCTTGCTGTATGGAAAATGAAGGACATCAACGCGGTGAAAATACAGCGTCAGCCGGTATCAGCTATCTCTGATGTTCTTCGGGGCCTTACTATAATAGACCAAATAGACCAGGACGCAAGCGGTATCAGCCGTTCTGTTCAGGGCGCGCCGGAGATGGGAGGCAGTGGAGCATCGGGAGATACTTTAGGCGAGTATCGCTTGAAGATGCAGATGATAGACCAGCGCTTTTTAGATGTCGGGCGCTTTATCGAAACAGATTATTTTATTCCCCTAATCCGCAAGATATTCAGGGTTATCACTAACCCTAAATTATTCGACCAGGCAAAGGTTGATCGGCTGATAGGGATGAACGAGATAGATGATGTGCAGGTTGTAAACGGCGTGGCGACAATAAACGGCACAAAGAAAATCCCAAAGTTAGTCTTGAAGGATATCATTGACAAGGGCGAGATGGCTTACGACTTTAAGGCATCCGGCGTTAGCCAATTCGGAGATAGGTTAGAGATCTTGGCTAAGTTAAAAGATGCTTTGCAGGCCGCGTTATCTCATCCTACGCTTACCGCGCTTACCAAGATAGATAAAGTCTGGAAGAAACTCTGGCAGACATCCGAGATAGACGATTACGAAGAGTTAATCAGGACACCGGAAGAAGCAAGGGATTTGATGAAGGGAATGGCAGCGCCAGGGCAACCAGGGCAACGGGGACAATTACCCGCCCCAGGCGGCGGTGCATTGCCATCGATGATGCCCCCATCAGGAGGGATGTAATATGCCATATATGCACATCGGGAAAGTTGTCTATAAACAAAATCCTGACGGTTCGCGCGGGAAGAAAGTCGGCACGGCGAAGGGGAGCGTAAAAAAATATCTTGCCGCTTTATATGCCAATACAAGTGATATTGCATACGGCAAGAAAGAAATAAAAGCGCGCTGGAAGCGTAGAAAGGCACAGGGACTCTAATGTCGGGAAATTTCTGGATACAAAAAGCCGCAGCGAAGATGAAGAAAAAGGGGACACTCGGTAAATTTGGCAAGGCAACCGAAAAGAAAATAAAGGCAGGGAAGAAAGCCGGAGGATTGCAGGCAAAACGGGCGATATTTGCTGCCAACATGAAAGAGATAGCAGAGCATAGGAAAAGACAGAAAAGGGCGGGGTTATGAGCGACCCTACGCAAGATATCCTGCGTGGTGATGCCCTGCATGGATTAAAGACGCATCAGGGATATAAAGTTCTAATTGATGAGATAATTTACCCGATTTATCGGGATGCGATACAGGATTTAAAAGATGACTTCAATTCTGATAAAACTCTTGTGGCACGCGCCACAATTAAAGCAATCGATGACATCATTGCTAAGATAGATGACAAGATAAATTTTGCGGAACAGTTAGCAAAAGAAGTTAGGGAAAATTTTGACAAACATACGCAAGGCACTTCCGAATAGGAAACCTTGCCAAACAAGGAGGATTTAAATGGGAGACCAGGTTATTCCGCAAGTAACTCCGCCAACGGCAGACCCGACGGTTACGCCGCCCGCGCCAGTTACTCCGCCGATACCAGACCCCGCCGAAGAGCAAAGGCGTGAAAATGAAACGCTCAAAAAGCAGTTAGCCGATAAGGACAGGTTCATCACGGAGATTAAGTCCGAGAAGGAAACCTTAGAGGCACGGTTGACACAGACGCAACCGAAACCAACCGCACCGGTAGTCGATACTGATTTGCAAAAGGAAGCGGCTCGCATTTTGGAGATAGCTCAGTTAGACCCTGCGAAAGCAGGAGAGGAATTGGGCCGGTTAATTCAGACCGCCACAAGCAAGGCAGCGCAGGAAACTCTGCGTAACCTGGAACCGTTGATATCCCAGAATACTTATATCAATGAGGTTAAGGAAAAAAACAAAGACCTGATTGATTTAGGTTTAGAACCGGCAATCACTATCCGCGCCAGTCAGTTAATCCAATCCGGAAAATCATTTAAAGATGCGGTTGATGCTGCCGTATCAGAATCGAGGATAAAGATGGACAAGTTAAAATCAAATACGCCAACCGTTCCGCCTACCCCGCCACCGCCGGGAGCAGTCGGCGAAGGGGGAGCAAATAGGCAACCCGAACCGACACCGCCACCGAAAGAGGAAACTCCGGAGGATGAAATCAGGGCGGCACAGGAACGCAGGCGAAAGATGGGATTATAAGTTAAGGAGCATTACACATGGGAGTCGGAGTAGGCCAGTATTGGGTAACAAACTCTCTTGGTGGTTCGCTAACCAATAACAAACTATCAAAGAGTATCAGGGAACAGAATATCGGCGAATTTGTTTTTAAGCAATTCGTTGATATCAAGGAACAGTTAGGTGCAAAGTCAGGGGATACCGTCTATTAACAAAATGGTAGACTTAAAATTTCGCTATATGCTGGAACAACCCCAAAAGATAGGAGTCCTAACAATGGAAAAATCTTCTATACACGAGGTCAATCAGCAGGTAACAGAGACCGAACTTGCTTGGTTAGGGGGAATCATTGACGGAGAAGGAAGCATAGGAATTAACGGACGGAGAAATGGTAAATTTAATCTTTGTCCTGTGATGCAGTTAAGCAATACCTCTCCTAATATGATTAACAAAGTGATAAGCATATTTGAAAGAATGGGGATAAAACATTATATCCAAACCCATCATTTAAGTTATGCGAACCCTAATCATCAAGATATTTACAAGGTGATTATTGGAAGGTTATCGCAAATGAAGTTATTTCTTGAGGCAGTTATTCCTTATCTTGTGGTTAAGGATGGACAGGCAAAAATGACCTTGCGTTTTGTGAATAGCAGATTAAGTAACGGCGCAAGGCCGGGTAATCCGAATTTCTGTCCGTATACCGAAGAAGAAAGGAAATTTGCTGAAATAGTAAATCAACTTAATTGCGAAAGTAATCACCGATTAAGAAAATCGGAACTGGAATCCTCAACGACTATACGCGAAACAGCATTAGTTGGCTGATGATATAGTCTGGCCTGCATAGAAATATGCAGATTAACAAAGCGTTTGATAAAACCCTGAAGATCGATACCAAAGGCGCAACTTTAAACGAAACCTCAACCATACCGGAACACAAATGGTTGGTAGTCAAGGATAGCGTAGTCGTAACCGAAATCGGCAACGCCGTGCCTTACACAAATAAGTTAGAGAATTTAGCCGAGTTTGACGCGGAAAATATCTCTACCAAGACCTTAAAGGCCGATCAGCTGGAGGTTCTTGACAGCTTGGCGTATGTTGAGTTTGCAAAGGCCGCGTATGTGGCAGTCTGCACCAACACCGCAACGACAGCCTGGACAAGCAATTCAGTCGCTACCGTTACTGCAACAGCGAATATGTCAGATAAAAATGTGCGTGATGTTGTGGATAAGATGGAAACTATCCTCATCCCGAAATATTCGGATGGTCAATATCGCGCCATTGTTTCCGTAAATACCAAGAGGGGTATTTACGACTATCTTCAGGCCGTTGCACAATACACCACGCCTGAATTTAGGCACAAGAACGAAATCGGGCAGTATTACTCAACCCGGTTCGTCCAAGATGCACAGTTCCTCTCAAATACCAAAAATTCCATCTATGGCGAGGCTATTTTCTTCGGCCAGGAAGCGGTATTGGAAGCAATCGCATTGCTCCCGGAAGTCCGCATGAAAGTTCCTACCGATTATGGCCGCTCAAAAGGAGTCGCTTGGATTGCCATTGAGGCGTTCAAGAAGATGTGGAACATTGAGGATGACCTCAATTCCACCGGCAAAGGTATTTCCAGGATAGTCATGGTAACGTCTGGGTAACTCACATAGGTAGGGGCGGTATCAGCCGCCCTTACCTAACTTTTAACGAGAGAGAAGAAAATGTATAATGACGGGATTTTCGCTGATGTCCGAAGGTTATGGTTCGGATATAAAAGAGGGGCTTCAGCTCCTGGTTTAGGCGCAGCCGCTGCCAATAGTGAAACAGAACAACTCACCTATGTTGAGAGGTTCTATCCTAAAGGGCCGATCAAGATATTGAAGTTCGGGGTTATTGCGGCTTCTACACACGGAAAGGGTGAAGAGATTGTTGCCCTTTACCGCAATGCGTCAAGATTAGGCGTAGCAGTTGCCTCTACTTCTTCTAATGAGTATGTTATTGATTCAGTCGCGGTAAACAAGATTTGCGCGGCTGGCAGTTACCTTAACATCATTTGCTCAACCAATGTCTGTTCAACCGGGTCAGTCGCTTGCTTTGTGGATTATGTTCCCTTGTATGACCAGAATAGATGGGGAGCTGGAACGCAGGACGGCAGGGCCAACAGAGTAGCAGCATAGAAGTAACGGGGAGGGCTAATAACCCTCCCCTTTTTTAAATTTATGGAAAGAAAATTAAAGATAGTGGCAATTTCCAACCACGGTTGCATGAGGGGGCAGAAAACATCAATTTGTCTTATGCAACGGGGGCATAAACTTCATTCTATCGCCAATAAGGTTACGCAGTATTCCGATCTTTATGAAACGATGATGGTTTACCAGGATATCCACCAGATGCGTAATGCTATTATGACGCACAAAGACGCGGATATCTTCCATTGCCATAATGAACCATCTTGGTTTGTTACTATCATTAAAGAGTTATTGCCTAAAAGTAAAGTGATCCTTGATATGCACGACTCGATGTTGTTGCGCCGGACAGACGATGAGGTAATAGAAGCTAATGATCCGGCTATCTTTAGATTATCAACCGACGAGCGTAATAACTGCCAGTTAGCGGATGGTATTGTTTATGTCTGCGATGCAATGAAACAGATAGTGCATAACGAGTTTGCTCTTTCTCAACCTTGCATAGTTCTCCCTTCGGCATTGCCGAGGCAATTTTATCGGGTAGATTTTATCCGTTACCAACAGGCACTCGTTTACGAAGGCAGGATAGATAATGATAAGGAGTTATCGAAGGATTGGGGATTTTTTAAGTATGCTAACTATATCGAGTTTGCCAGGCAATGCAAAGAGATAGGCATACCGTTTCATATTTATACGCCGCGCAAGAATGAGGAAGTAAGGAAAGATTATAAGGACGCGATAGTCCATGAACCGTTAGGATACGATAAATTTATAAAGGAAATGGGCTGCCATGACTGGGGTTTGGTGGGGAATTGCTTTAAGACCCCGGAGTGGAAGAACGCCTTACCGAATAAGCTCTTTGAGTATATGGGGGCGTGCCTGCCGATTATATGTTTCAATGCCGATACCTCTTGGGATTTTATCAAGGATTACGGCATGGGGATTAAGGTTGAGAGTATGCAAGAGATAAAAGACAGGTGGGCGGAACACAGGGAATGCCGCAAGAATGTTATAAAACACAGGATGGAATTTTGTCTGGAGAATTATATCGGTAAATTAGAGGAACTCTATGAGAAAGTTCTTTCAATCGGTTAGAAAAAAATCGCTCCTTGATAATAAACCTGTCGTGGGAGTAGAAGTCGGCGTGTGGATGGGGCTTAACGCTTTTGAGAATTTAATGCTCAATCCTTATATGACTTTGCATTTAGTAGATTGTTACGAGAGGGGATTATCGGATGTCGCAAAGGATGCGGCAAATTATATTTTAGCCCCTTTCCATGAACGGATTATCTGGCATTATAAGACTTCTGTGGAGGCCGCCAAAGATTTTTTAGATGGTTCTTTGGATTTTGTTTATATTGACGCCGCCCATGATTATATTTCCGTAAAGCAGGACATTGAAGCATGGCGGCCTAAAATAAAATCAGGCGGAGTTTTGGGAGGGCATGATTTTTATGATGTCAAGCAAATGCCCGTGAAATCCAGAAAACATAATGGCGTGTCTGCGGCAGTGCATAATACATTGCTGCCAGGAGAAAAATTCCATTACTCCGTTGTAGCCGGAGATTGGTGGCTGACGGTATGAAATTATTATTTATTACTTTCAATGAATAAGATATTTATTGTTATCCCGACTATCAGGCCAGATAAGATTTTAGATTTCCTTGAAAAATGGAAGGAACAATTCAAGGATTATTCATTGATAGTGGTTGAGGATAACCCGAATAAAACATTTTCATTGCCGGATAATATACAACATTATTGCTGGCAGGATATAGATAGTGATTTAAAAGATAAATCCTGGATTATATCAAGGCGCAGTTCAGCAATCCGTTCTTATGGATTTTATAAGGCATACAAGCAGGGCGCGGATATCATTATAACGCTTGATGATGATTGCCAGCCCTACGATTACCTTGATTCGTATATTAACTATTTGAATATGACCATATTTGATAATGCCTGGGAATATACCTGTAATATCCCTACGCGGGGTGTGCCGTATTTTAATAAAAACCGGGAAATGAAGTGTGTTTTAAATCACGGATTATGGACAGGCGACCCTGATCTTGACGCAATACAGCAATTAACTAAAAACAAGAATATAGAGTTGATAGACAAAATCATCCCGCGAGGCAAATATTTCCCGATGTGTGGGATGAACCTGGTATTTGCCAGCGAGATAACGCCCTTAATGTATTTTCCCTTGATGGGAGAAGGTCAACCTTACGACAGATATGATGATATCTGGTGCGGTCTGTTCGCCAAGAAGATACTTGACCATTTAGGATTAGGCGTTCATTCCGGGCATCCTTTCGTTTATCACAACAGGGCATCAGATGTATGGAAAAATCTTATCCAGGAATCATCGGGATATAAGATAAACGAAATTTTATGGCACACTGTCGATGATATTATCTTGACTAAAGATAATCCGATAGATTGTTACATTGAATTGGCGCAAAAGTTGCCTGGTTGCAATGAGTATTTTATTAACCTAAAAAAAGCGATGGCAATCTGGGCGGAGTTGTTTATATGAAACCGAAAATGACTTATATAATGCCAAGCATTAGGGATACCTTTTTTAAATCGGCATATAAATCCGTCTTAAATCAGACAGTAAAGGATATTGAACTTATCGTTGTGAATAATGACCCGGAAAGAGATATTAAGATAGAAGATTCGCGGGTATCTATTATAAACGCAGACAGATTAAATTATGCAAAGAGCATAAACCTTGTTACAAAACAAGCGCAGTCGGATATTATCGCAATCGCACATGATGACGATATTCAATTCAGGGAAAGGACACTGATTGCCCTTGATTACCATAATCAGGGATACGATATAGTATATGGCGGTTATATTATCATAGATTATTACGGGAAACCGATGGCTTACAAGACACCGATTCCCTTTGATTATGAAAGACAAAAACGCCAATCCGGAATGGTTACTTATGCGTTTATTTCTTATAAGAAGGAAGGCATACCTGATCTGCGCGAAAATTATGACATACTCTCTGATTACCTGTGGGGTCTTGATTGTTACAATAAGGGTTTTACATTAAAGGCAGTAGAGATGCCATTCGGATATTACCGGATGTGGAAAAGCACAAGTCAATCCAATAAAAATCTTAGATTTGAAGAAGTCCTGCGGATGAGGAAAGAATTTAATGATGATACGATAAAAAGGGGGAGTTGGGAAAATGAAAATATTGTGCATAACGCCCTGGCCTAATACTTGGGTCGGATACTGGACAAAGTATATAGAATCTCGCGGCCATGAAGTCAAGTGGCATATCAGTCCGTATGTAATACCTGAAAAGATTAGACCGGATTTAGATTGGTGCGATATTGTTCTTTCTCATTGGGCGGATAAATACGCGATTATGCTTTCTGATCCCTTGATGAATACTAAACCATTATATGTTATCCTGCGTTCCTTTGAGATTTTCAGCGCGGATGGCTGGGCTGACTTGGGTTCGATACAATGGAAAAATGTTAAGCAGCTATTTATGCTCAACGAGGCGCATCTGCATTCTTTTAAGTGCCGCGTCCAGGGGATAGAACCTACTTTTATCAAGAATGGGGTTGATTTGGACGAATGGAAACCGTCTGATACGCCGAAGAACCCGGATAAGATAGCCTGGATATGCGATATCAACGAGAAAAAGGGCGTTGAGTTATGCGTGCAGGCGATAAGCGAGCTATTTAAACTAAATCCGGGCATTAAACTTGAACATATCGGCAGAAATCAGGACTTGCGCCGGTGGTATTACCTCGAACAGGTAATGCCGCGCCTTAATACCCGATGGTTTAACACAGGATACAAAGCCGATCATGGTTTCGTGCAGGACTTCCTTAAGGATAAGAAATTCATCATCTCTACATCCATTGCCGAAGGAAACCCGATGAATATAATCGAGGCGATGGCGCTGGGGGTGATACCTTTGGTGCATACCTGGCCCGGAGCGGAGATGCAGTTTCCGGAAGAGTGCTTATGGACTACCTTTGACGAGTTGAGGGATATTTACCAGAAACTCAATAACGACCCATTGACTTCTTCGCGTATGCGCTCCTGGGCTGAAGATAGATACGATTACAGGAAAAATTATAAATCAGTGATAGATGTGATGGAGGCAGAATGAAGACGCTCATTATCGGCATGGGTGAAATAGGCAACGCACTCAAGGATATATTGAGCCTAAAGTATGAAGTGCAGACTTATGATATCAGGGACGTAACTCCTATACCTATTGAAGCTGAAATCCTGCACATCTGCTATCCGCATATAGAAAACTTTGTGGAGATTACCAACAAGTATATTGAATTAGTTAATCCGAAGTATGTCGTGGTGCACTCGTCCTGCATGGTGGGCACTACCGCACAACTTACTGGCTCTTTGATATTCCATTCTCCATGCCTGGGTAAGCATCCGTATATTACCGAACACATGAAGGTATATCTTAAACTTTTATCTTATAATCACGATAAGTATTACAGGGCGATGGATGTAGTGAAATATTTTACCGATGCCGGTATCAATATGGAATTACAACACGGCGGCACGGACGCAACCGAGTTGATGAAGCTCTTGGAGTTGACGCGTTACTGCGTATTCCTGGCTTGTGCTAAAGAACAAGAGAAAATCTGCGAGCAATTCGGTTATGGTTATGAAGGAATAGTAAACAGATTTGAGCATATCAGGAATGAAGGGCTTGATAAGTTAGGCGCGCACTCTTACCGTCAGCCGGAGTTTCAGAGTATCTTTGAAAAATATATCGGCGGGCATTGCACCTTAGAGGATACGGAATTGCTATTGCGCCAGGTAAAGAGCAATTTAATAGAGGAGGCCTACAAGATAGGGCGTGGAACGAATATCTGGCCTAATTCTAATGTATATAACACAGCAAAAATCGGCAAAGGTTGTTCGATTGGCCAGTTTTGCGAGATTGGCGATAATGTGGTTATTGGCGATAATATTAGAATCGGCGCGCACACTTTTATTCCTTACGGCGTTACTATTATGGATGATGTATTCATTGCTCCGAGGGTTAGTTTTAGCAATGACAAGCATCCTCCGGCAGGTAAGGATAAATGGGGCAAGATTTTGGTTAAGAAAGGCGCGGTTATAGGGATGGGCTCGATTATCCTTCCTGGTGTAACGATAGGCGAGAGGGCGGTAGTCGGGGCTGGTTCGGTAGTTACAAAAGATATTCCCGATGGAGAGGTATGGTATGGCACAGCAGCATACCCTCGTAGTAAACGGGAAGAAGTTTATAAATAGATGGGATTCAAAAGTAGGGCAAACTGGAAAGTTGAGGTTTGCTTAAAAGTTAAATGTATCAACAAGAATAAGAAGTGTGATAAGTGTTACAGGCACAGCGAATATAAGGAAAATGGATAAAGACCTAAAGGGCAATGTTATAGAACAACGCAAGAAGGATTCTCATTCCGTAGAGGTTGACGGAACGGGAAGGTTCTGCGGCCATAGGTTTTTGTTAAAGACAAAGTTATACGGCGAGAAGCGTTGCACCTATTGCGGACGGTGGTTTCAATGGGAAGATACACAGATGTTTGAGTTTATCCGCACCAGTAATATCGACGATATGAACCCGAGGGGGGGTGGGATAGAACCCTTGCACTGCGGTTCAGAACATTGCCAGGAATACCACAGGCGTTATTTACAGGCGGTTGCAAAGCGTAGGAAAGAGAACACAGAGAAATATAATGAGAAAATGTTTGAAACATTTAAGGCACTTAAAAAACAAGGAGTGATAGAGTGAGCGTTCATTTAAAGACGGTTAATTTTGGTGCGGCAAATGCCGGATTATCTACCGTCGGATATACGCTTTATAATAATGACGGTTCAGTAAATAAGTCGCGTTCCACATCTAATGTATTTGAAATCGGGACATCGACGGGAAATTATGCCTGCCCGATAAATTTCCCCGATAAAGAAGAAGTGATACTTTTATGGGATACCGGCGGCGCAACCCCGCGTTATGCTACGGATGAAAGCATGGTGCAGATGAATTCCATACAGGAAGAAACTGACAGAATACGGGCTATCTGGAACTCCCTTAAAAATATCGGGGAAACTTACGCTAAGTTAATCGATAAGATAAATAAACTGGATAAGACAGATAACAAGAAAGATTTTGAGGCGATATTAAAAGAAATAAAGAAAATAATTATTCCCGAAATCCCGACACTCGCGGACATAAAGGATGCGTTAAATGTTACGGTTAATCCCCCGTTAGTTCCTGCGCCGGTAGTGAATATCCCGAAAGTAATTATCCCTGATTATACCAATAGGATTTTTGAGTTGAAGTTGTTATTATCCGATATCAATACCGCACTTAAAAAGATACCTACCGCGCATAAGGATTATACCGGACATCTTACAGAGGTTATCAATAAGATGACCGTTTTAAACAAGGATATTATTTCTAACTTAGAGAATAAGCACAAAGAAGTTTCCAAGACCAACGATGTAAAAAGCAATATCGGAAATTTAGTCTTTGAGATGAATAACCTGAAAAAAGAATTATCCGCGCTGAATACTAATGTCCACGCCGTCAATACCAACATCAGCGAAACGATGAAACCATCTAAATTTTTGCAGGATATATACCAGATACTTGAACAGGCGAATGATTTAAAGAAAATCACAGATGATTATCAAAAGAAAATGAACAGTTTAAAACTTGCGGGGATAGGATAAAAATGGCTAAGCAGACACTTTTACAGTTGATAAATAAGGTAATGGCAAACTTGGGCGAGGCGCAACTCGCCTCTACCACCGGATTAAGCGGGATATCGTTACTGGCATTTAATACCCTAAACGAGTTGCTTTATGATATTGCCTTTAATGACCGGTTAAAGCCGCTTGAAACTAATGTTACGATGACCTTGACCGTGAATGTTTCCACCTACGCTGACCCGACAGATTTATTTGCTTTTGATAAGGATAGTTTCCGTTACAACGAAGCAACAGAAGTCGTATTTTATACCCCCCAGAGGTTTGACCGGGAATACAAGACGCAGACCGATACAGGGATACCGAATAAGATATACGAGTTCGCGGGATATTGGAAACCTTACCCGATACCGGATGCCAATGCAGATGGTAAATTGATTAAGTATAGAGGATGGAAAAATCCCACGCCATATGACACTGCGACGCCTACGGGGACATCTTATATGCCGGAGGGGTTTGACCTTACTTTGCTGGCAGATTTTACAACCTACAAAATCCTACATTATAAAGAGAATGTTCAGGCGCAGGTTTATTACGCAAAGGTATTCGGGGATGGGCGCAACAATGAAGGTTCACTTGATAAGTTTAAGAGATTATTCAGAAGTCCTGACTTATCGGACGGAAGTATTTTTGTTGAACCGATGTAAATATGCTAAAACAGGCAATCTTTCAGAATTTTAGGGGGTTAAACAGGACGAGTGATAGGCTTAACAGCCCGCCGGACTTCATCTACGATCTCCTCAACGGTTTCATTAAGAAGGATGTTAAGTCTAACCTCGGCGTGGTTACTCAACGCGACGGTTCGGCTAAGTTTAACTCTGTCCAGTTAGATTCGGATTACGGGACTACCAAGAAAATCAGGATTATGTTTGAGGCCAAGTGGGATGGCGGCTCTACTGATGTAATAATCCGGGCCGGGACTGCCTGGGGTAAATTTGACGGGATAAATACCTTTGATGCCATAGACACAGGACGCGCCGATGACGCCCAAGGCCAATGTATAATGTTTAAGAATGAACTTATTATGGCGGATGGCGGTAAACTCCGTAAAAGCACTGCGGCAGGGGCAATATCTGACCTTTCTTCCGATGCCAATCTACCGGATAAGTCCGATTGTGTCTGGGTGCATAGAGATAAGGTCTGGACGAATGACTTAGATACCCCTATGCTGGCGGTTTTCTGCAAGACGAACTCTGCAAACGGCGCAACCTCCTGGACAGGGGCTACCGATGCCGGAACGCTCGATCTAAGCACTGTGCTGCCCGTAGGTGATAGGATAAGGGGTTACAGAACCTATGGCGGGTCGGATAGCGGGATGATTGCCATAATCTGCGATAAATATACCGTGATTTACGCAGCCGGGGCGAATGTTTACACTTTTACCTTTGTGCAATACTTTCCTACTACCTGTCTTTCCATAAACGGACTTGCCTATGTAGGAAATGATATTGTATATCCTTCGCGGGATAGCCTTACCTCTTTAATCGCATCCTATACCAACAACCAGTTGGAAGTGAAACCTTTGTCTAATTATATCAACAACCTCTGGCGCGATTTAATCAGGCAGACAAGCGACACGACACAGATAGCCGGAGTGTTCCATAAGAAATTGAACCATTATTATATTACCTTCCCTATATCTAATAATTACCAGACTTTAGTTTACTCTGCCGACATAGGGAACTTCGTAGGCCGTTGGGTCTATCCTTATGAGATATATTCCTGGTGCGAAAGGATAGACGGAACAATCTTATCCGGAAGCGATGGGTATGCCTATACGATGAATACCGGAAATACCGATGAAGGGACTACGGTATCCTGGAAAATGGCGATGCCCGCATTATATCTCGGCAGCGCCGTAAATTATAAGAAACCTATCGAGTTTGAGGCTCTGGTGCAAGGAACTACTAACCTTGA